GTGTATATGAATAATAATATAATATAATATATAATATGATTCATGAGCATACTTAGGCTTTAAGAAATCAGAGAACATGATCACTTTTGGCCACATGGTGACAAGTTGAATCAGAAGATCACGCTACTTAAAATTAGTGAAGGTGAGGTCTCATGGAGACAACAAGATGATACCTTAAAATTAGATGACTAATGAGTTTTAATGATATAGAGAGATAAGTAAAGAAAATGACGATAGAAAGAAGAGATAGTTAAGAAAATCTATGGTGGGACTTTCACATACTTTTCTCCCGGTCAGGACCATTTTACAATAGCCGCCGCGCGCGAGGTACTTTTTCTGTGAGTGGAGGGAAGGGGAATATCAGTGGAGGTCTGATTGGGGAAAGCTAATCCACTGAATCTAAATTAGGTCCGTATCCAGGTTTGCCAACTGAAGAGCATTCTAGTTGAAATTCTGGTGTTTGGTCCTTCCATCGGTCAAAGAAAAGGTGGGAGGTATGAACAAGATCAGGTTGGGTAACAAGTGCCTTAAGTTGATCTTCGGTCATAAATGCATTTAAGCAAGAGTAGAGCGGTTCATTGTAGCATGCTGCGAATAATCGAGCTAGCCGTGGAACGGTCGCGAACTCATCTTGCCAATTACATCTAGTCCAAGGAATCCAAGACTCTTGAATCGAGGGATGTTCTGATCTAGTGAGTTCAAGATAATGAATAGACCAAGCGGCTGTAAGAGCTGCTGTCTTTGTTGCTTCGAACACGAGCGAAGAAGGGCCGATGAGAGCTGGCTCAAAATAGCAAGTGTGATCTAAGCGAACATCTAAGACATAGGTCAATTCCTGATCGCGAACGCATTGGGAGGAGACTTTGAAGAAGTCAAGAATTTTGTGCTTAGTAGTAGATACCGAGACGCTGAGCCCAGAGGCTGCTGCCGTTCGGGGCAGGTACAGTGCCTGGAAGTCCACGTGGTAAGCTGAGTCTGCCTTGAAGCCGGTTAGATGAAGGGACCGATGAAGAATTGTACGCCAGAAAGCTTGGCAATCCTGCCGCCCGCAGGGCTCTAATGCGCTGGGTTTGCTGATCGCGGTAGTAGTCGAGGATTTGTTTCTGAAGAAGGAGAGAATTTCTTCCTTGCATTCCCTGCAAAGTGACTGCATTTTTGTTCTGTAATGCTGTTTGTCCCAATGAGAAAAATCCGGAAGTTAAACCACCTAAAAAGCCTGACACGTTGTTGTGATGTGTTTGAGCTATATCAGAAATATTCCCCGATACTGACGAAAGCAAAGGCCCAACCGTACTAGAATCCAAGGTGTTTAGTGCGGCGAGATCTGGTGCTGCGGAAGCGAATGCCATCTGATTTTAGTTTTTCTGAGGCGAAGCCAGTCATGGCAGGCGCCTTCTTTTTAGCCAATAGATGTATGTTGGCAGGAGCAGGTATGATGGAATTCTCTTGCACCACGGATACATATTCGAGGCGATATTTTGCTGGATCCAAAAGAGTCGAATCTGCAACAGAATTCGTTGTGAAATAGCCTCTTTTATATAGCTTGAGATATGAGATGGGTACGTTAAGTTCAGTATCAACAAGCGTAAATAAAAGTGCGCTATCATTCGGAATATCCGGCAGGGTTTGACTAAGGATCAAGGAAGATATCTCCTCGGTAGTAGCCGTTGCGACGTAGGATGTTTGTAGTGCTCCATCGTCGTCTTCCGCTGTGCTCTCAGTGGCGAAGTAGATGAACGATTCACCTGGATTTAAAATTTTTATCTCGACCTGAGATGGAGAATCCACAGTGTAGAAGTGGATAAGGTCGGGATTAAAGTCTAATAGGTAATCGCCCACTGCAAAGGTCGGTGTGATAGTACCACCAACACCACGAGTACCGTCAGCTGTTAACTCTCCAGGATGGCCTGTTCCATATGTTCCAGCTCCTCCGTTATCATCGCCAATTACGAAGAGTGATTTGTAACTAGTGGCGAAACGGATTTGAGAAACATTGGCCCAAACACACCCCATGTCGTTGGTTGTTTCGGAATCGTAAGTAATGATGGCTTTATCCCACCCATCGTCAGCAGTCTCTATCTTCATCTTAGGTGATTTACCATTCGTGAGACGGCGCCATGTAGTTTCAATCAAATCCCAGCCTTCTGCTAGGCCAGCAAGGCCTTGGCGACTGGAAACGATATCTGCGGGCGCAATACCAAGTTGGGAAATCCCCTTAGCAAAGAGAGGGCAAGTCTGAAGCTCTAGGTTGTAAAATAGAGCATTGTAGGCTTGAAAAGTGTCAATGGTCGGTAGGGAAAAGTCTATTGCTGGTGGAATAATCTGCAACATACCAAAGTCCTGAGCTGCCTTAGTGAAAATTTGGACGTCGATTTGTTGCGTGCCGGTAGCGGAGGTATTAAGTGACTGAAGCACGAACATAGCAACCCACCCACCAATTGTATTAGGATTGGACTCGTCATAATCCATATAGTGGTAGGCGAGAGGGCGCTGGTCCATGATGCTAGTAGATACCGCCTGAAGGACCTTAGGATCCAAGATGTTATACCGGTACGCACCAAATTGAGCAGGAGTTTTCAAAGAAGTTGGATGAATGTTTGGTGGTAGTCGGACGATAGCAATGGCACCTGCATGAAAACCTGTTCCGGCGATTTTGACCTGGTAGTCCAGGCCTCCGATCCAGACATTGTACATTCTGGAAAGATAGGCGAGGATATTGTGGGCGCGCGATGGATGTATGGGTGCATGCCACAACAATGTTCCAGGCAGTTGTGCTGTGGTCCAGGTGAGGGTGGCTGTGGGGATGAATTGCTCGTAAAAATACGGGTCAAGGATGTTAACATTCCCCACGTGCGCTGGGGCCTCGGCTGATGTGGTTGACGGAGCTTCAATCGTGGAAATGGGCAGGGGCGCCTGGTCCGTTGATGCGACAGTTGTTCCGTCTCCTGTTCCTCCAGAAGCTGTTGGTGGTGCTGCTGATTTTTGTTCCATTTTCGTTTGGTGGAGTAAATGCACTTGGTTAGATACGACATAAGATTGCGTTTGTAACACTTCTTTAGTTTCTCGCGAGGGAAGGCTTTTGGCCAGGCCCTCAAAGTGCATAATTTTCCGCTCATCCCAAGATGGTATGGGGTTGTCCAATGTGATGTTGTACATGGCGAGCTTACACTCCACATTTTTGACCAATTTTGTGTAGAAAGCTTTCCCATGTGAAAAAGCTTCCAAAGTGAGAGCATTGATTGATTGCTCGATCACTTCTGGGTCGAAATCGGGGATTGTCTCACTGAAGCTACCCCAGTTCTTACATTGGGATACTCTCGTCCAGTGGAGCGTTTTAGCAAGTGAATCTTTATTTAATTGGGAAATAACTAGGTTATTCATGCGTATGAAGCGGCGTTTAAGGAACTCCATATCATGTAACCGAATCACTGCTTGCTCAGCATTCTTAGCGGCATTTGTTACAGTTACTCCAATAGATGACATCACCTCAGCAAAAGATGTGAGATTAAAATATGGAAGGATCTCCGGATTTACAGTGATTATGCCATCATCTCCATACACTCCAAATCTAACTACCCGCCACATTGAAGAGAAGGTAGGATAGATATTGAGCTTTCTACGGATCTGAGTGCTTAATTTGCGAACAATTTTCTTCCAGGCATAGGTTAAGTAAAGCATATTAACGATAGAATTGTCAATTGCCGTACCAGGTTGCCCTGAAATTTGTCCTCCGGGTAATTGAATTACCTGAGATCCATATGTAACATATGGTTGTACCAGGGGCGCAAACAAGTGTTCTCGAATTGTAGGCGCCATTTGCTCATCATTACCACATTCTGCATATAAATGATTGTAGAATTGTGGTAACGCTTGCATAAATTGGTACGGTATAGTCGCATCAAATGCTTTAAAATCTATGTCGAATCCGAACGTTGATATTTCAGCCATCCAATAATATAATTGATGCCAATCAATACCCAAAGGATCAATCCCAACTTTAACAGGTGCCGTATTATGTAGTTGTGAAATGGCAGCCTGAGCGGAATGAAAATACATACGATGCGCTATCGTGTAGTGTAGTGGACACGATGCGAAAGTACGTGTTTTGGGATCCTTGATCTTACGCATGGGGAGCAACTCATCCTTTAGTGATATATCAAATAACACAAAAGGACGTTGCTCTCCAGCGGCAGTAGTGATTAGGTGGTCAATCATACCATGCAATAGATCACCTTGTTTATCCTTTTTGATGGAGAAGATAGGTATTGGTGAATCTCCACCATATGACATAGATAGAAGGTCATTTTTGGATTTCACTCCTGCCCAGGTTTTAAAGGGCCACCCAGCAGATGTGTTCCGGGTGATAGGTTGTGAGGAGGGCAAGGTAGTATCTCTATTGATGGCTTGTTGTTTAGTGAGGCGGCGAATTGTGATGAAGTTTGTGCGCATTTCATTAGCATAATAATTCGCAACCTCTTGGACACACTCTTTTAAAACTGGTACATCCACATCTCGAATCGGCACCGCCCACTTCATTACACCGGCCCGATATACGTCTACTTTAGCGGTGTTACGCTTATCATGAATAGACATTATAGCGGGTTGGACGTTATTAGGTAGGTCAGGAGTCGAAAGAGGGGAAGGACGTAATTGAGTAGTAGTGGGTTTGTTAGGAGTGTAGGGGGTGCAAGGTCCGAAAGAAGAGGGTGCTGTTAGAATACCCATCTCTTTAATGTTGTAATCATTGAACCCGCACTGAGCAGTTAAACTCACCTGATCGTGATCTCGAACGACCACATCTAAGGCTTCACAATTAATAGATGGTATATCTTCTTGTGTGAAGCTAGCAATCACACCAATTTCGGTACTTCCAGCGCAGTGAATTCCAATTATCTTGCCCATAGAACGTCTATTACATTGCAAGATAACTGCGCCACAAGATCCAAATTTAGTCTGAATAGGTGAGTACCCTAGTGTGTCCAACTGTCCTGTATAAGAAATATCTTTAACTTCAAATTGTTGTTGATCAGGGCCACTTAACTTATGTGTAGAGAAGCCACGGAGATTTATAGAAAACATGCGTTGATGCGCACTTCTCCCATGAATCTCGCGCTCTATAAACATACCCGGACACCGTGAAGCTTCTTTTAATTCAGTTTTATCCGCAGCTACCAAATGTGTAATTTTCTTAAAAAGCTGCGAACAATGTAGCACTTCAAAGAATGCTATATCCCTTTTGGGAATGCGCTTTATAAATTGAATACGCTTACGGTCGCCGTTTATGCCTATAGTGAGGTTATCGAAGGTGCTTATATGATTTACAGTCACGCCTATATTGGCGCCTAACATTAAAGCACCCACACACCTAACATCTCCGTGGTATATTTGCACTTGGTTGGTGAAAATACCCACGGCGACATCTAGTGCAGCAGGATCTCTGGAGGACTCAGTAGGTATAGGTTTTAAATCCGGAACTGGTCCTGATTCCAGAAGAGCCGGTACCTCAGATAAATCTATATCATAAGTGTGGCCTCGGGGTTGTCTAGGTCGAGGTTGTTGGCGATTCACACCTCCAGTTGAAGACCAGTCAGCACCTTCTAAGAAAGTAGCCTTTTTGCGAGTGCGCCTTTTAGCTGTTGAAGTATAGGCATCTCGCGAGTGGCCACCATCAGAAGAAGCACTGGCAGCAGTCTTGGCTCGCATAACTCTAGCTACAGGGGTTGTTTTAAAAAAGTCATTAGGGCGAGCTAATGGTGGGGTGTAATCCTCGTCTAACTCAGAATCGTCTTCACAATCAGAAGCCCATCCTTCTGCTTGCATTGTGTCTTCCTCTTTTTGTGGTGCAATTACACAATACAAACCCAGGGCAGTTACTAGCAACTTACCCAAGACTAGTATGTTCTTGACCATTCTTCCTGATGTTGGTGTAAGGGAAGATTGAAGGGCTTCTACTGCCTCACTGTGTGTTGGTTGAAGTTCTGCAGTGACGACAGGGGAGATAATACTGGCATAAGCTTTATAGAGAGCTATGACGTTAGAATCAGTAGTCTCGTAGATCAATTTATCTCCCAATTTACACTTAATAAGGTCATGCTCCTCCACATATTCATAGTGATAGCCTTTAGTGGAGAGTTGTACACACCACACGCGATCATTCTCGTCTGAGATAAAAGCGTATGGTTTAGGTTTGAGCATGTATGCCATTGTTGGAATAGGCATAGTTACTGCAGCCTCGTTGATAAGTTTGGCTATTTGTTCGAAATCATCGACTGCAGCTCCTCCTATTTGATTGTAAAGACTAGGTAGAAAACGTCGTAGTTGGTTAATGAAGGAGATCATAGAGCCTTTCAACATTTTATGCCGGCCAGCAAAGGCAAGCGCATCAGACATGGATTGTAGTTCGAAAAACGAAGATATATCCACGTCATCAGGAGGTTGAGCTATGAATTCTGCTTCAAACATTGGCACAATAGGTACTTCCATGATGCGTTGGTGGATGGTAGGAGGACGCGTATCTAAAAGAGTTTCAATGGTGAGTTGTGAAGCAAGCTCACCATCGTGGGACATTGATACAAATTGAGTGTATTTATTGGGTTTAGCTTCAATGTCCTTGCGATTAGCTAGGCGGAGTTTCTTCAGGAGATATTTAAAGCTAAAAGTAACAACCTGAAGTCGGCGTAAAATAGCTCCGCTAATGTCTTGCGTCTCCTGTTTCATATAACGATCCCATGGTTCGGTGTTAGCAGTAATGATAACACGAGCAGGTTGATTAGAATCGTAAATCCACACGAGCCAATTTTTAAAGTCTTCCCACCGTTGAGCCGTAAAGGTGACGTCATCAGCTAGGTAAATTTTACTATGGTCAAGGGGATCCCTTTGGGTTAAATCCATTGGAGTCTCCTGGCCAGCTATGGTTTTAGCCATATGTGATTTACCTGAGCCTGGGGGCCCAAGCAACAACACTAAAGATGGATGTGCTGTTTTCATGGTGGTGGAGAAAGGCTTATCCTCAGTAGCAGATTCTGTTTCTAATTTAATATCAGTTGAGATGTTAGCTGCTGCGAGGGAAGCATCATATTGTGCTTGGCGGTCTGTGGCCAACTCGTGCATTATTTCCGCTGCGGTACGATAATACAAGTTGGCCTTTATTGGTCTGCATGGGTGTCCCTGTGGAGTAGTTACTGGAACAGGATTACCGTTTACTGGGACTAAAGCCATAGGCGTGAACTCCAAGTGTGACATATCATCAACCCACTGGGGGGCTATAGGGTTATGCACCTCGGCTACTAGATCACGCCTACGCAATAAAATGGAGGGATCTGATAAGGTCGTGGATTTTTCGATGGAGTGAAAATTAGAGCAGATTATGACGTACTTGGAACAAAAGGGTGTTCCTTTGTCGGCAACATCTGCCATCTTAACTCTCCATGCATTGCTAGAATATATAGCACATAGATCAGAATGGTCGTGCGCGTTGATTGAGGAGTTAAAATCATCGTACAGCACGACATCTTGACCTATATATCCAGACCAAAACTCATCAATGGGATTACGTGAGTAAACGGTCAAAGGTCTATTTTCTATACGTGATAGTTGGTCTATAAAGCGCGCGGCACTACGAGATTTGCCAACGCCAGATGCACCATGTAGCCATAAGACTGTAGGATGCACTTTACCAGCGGTGGCAGATTGTGTGCGTTCGGCTAAATCAGAGATCTTTTTGCGGAATGATGCGATGCGATCAACTTGCGGTTTGAATGCAGCTGTATTAATTTTCGTTGTGGCCAAAGAAGCCATAAAACGATCTACAGAAGCCAATTCAGCATCGAATTTCCTAAGAATATCTCGGCGCGCTAAAATTTTTGAAGCATCCACTGCTAAGAGGCGTTGAATCTCGGTAGCGTGTTTGAAAAGAGAATCAAGTTTTGCTTGAAACTCTGCACGCTTAGCAGTGTCAGGATCTTCGGGCTCAATGCCAAAATAAGATTGAAGCCCGGTGCCGAAAATAGAGACCAATTCTGTGATACCGGCTTTAGCAAAAGATATGTTTTTGCAAGTTGAGCCAAATCTGTTGATAAATTTCACAAGGCTACAGTTAGAAAAAGTAACAACTGCACCTATGGCAACAATGGCTGCAACAATATTTAAAGCCATGGGAGCGAGTTTTTCAAGGGTGGAGCGTGGAGCACCCCGTTTCTCGAGCTCCTTCATAATGGTATCGGCGTAAGAGTCGGGTTTGATAGTATATCCTGATTGGCACACTAATTTTTCGGGTACGGTGCCATAAATTTTCGTAACAGCCTCTTTTACTTGGGTAGATTGAGACATGGCTGCACGAGTGGCTAAGGTGAAGAGGGAAAAATCCTCTTTAGAATTCCATGTGAGTCCCCACAATTCTGCAAGAGCAATCAGGCTACCTGCGGCGGATTGTAGGGAAGTCTCACAAAAGAATGGTTTTAAAACCGAAGCCACGGACACGGGTTTGATAGCATTCATGAATGATTCGAATGCATCTAAGTTCATGGTGTCCAAAAAGTGGAGGATATCGGAAAGGGGGCCAGGAGTGGTAGTCGAGGCCCCCGAAGGAGGGGTGGGTTCTTTCTCTGAAGGAGAAGAACAAG